GCGTGATGGCGATCAACGACGTGATGCGAAGGCTTCGGGCGCAGAGCCTGAACCCCTCAAAGAAACCAATAAGCTGGCGGCGTGTTGCCGGCCAGAATCCTTTACATAAGGAGGATTCCAATGAATTCATTGTTGCGAAAGTATCTTGAGTCAATCGGGCTCAAGGCGTCCGCCAGCGACACTGACGCGCAGCGTTACCTGGCTTCGCTGACGGGAATCGAGGCCGAAATGGCCGCCGAAATTGCCAAGGCCTTCAAAGCCTTCGTGGACGAGGACGGTGACGGGCTTTGCGACGAATGCGGGAAGCCGGAGGACGAGTGCACCTGCGAGGTGACCAAGGGTGCCGAGGACGAGGAAAAGGAAAAGGAAGACGAGAAGTCCAATGGTACCGAGGCTGAGGACGAGGAAAAGGAAAAGGAAGACGAGAATACCGAAGATGACGACGAGGAGAAACCCGCCCGCGCCCTGAGCATTCTGGGCCTTGCCAAGCGGTACGGTCTGGGCCTCGACTGGGCTGAAACTCAGATCAAGAGCGGCGCGACTCTCCAATCCGCAAAGGACGCCATCCTGGATAAGCTCGCCAAAAACAAGAGGCCGTTGCAGATCAAGGTCGGCGAGGATCTCAACCGCAGCACAATCGGCCTCGCCTGTGCCGACGCCCTGCTCCTGGAACCCATGCGCCGCGAGCGGCTGAAGTTGGCCGAGGACGACGGCAGCGGGAACATGGTCGAACGCAAGCCCCACCCCCGCGCCCAGGCGTTCGCCGGTAAGCACGCGGTGGAAATCTGCCGTGACTTCCTCCGGGCGCACGGCGTGCCGGTCGAGGGCGTGCATCGCAACCGAATCGCCCAGATGATTTTCGACCGCAGCGTGGTCGCCTCGCACGGCACCAGCGACTTCCCGAGCCTGCTTGCGAACGTGCTCAACAAGTCGCTCACGCGCCAGTACCAGGAAGTTACGCCGCAGTGGCCCCTGTTCTGCGTCAAAGGCACTGCGCCAGACTTCAAGCAGGTTTCGCGCGTGAGCTTCGGCGAGGTGCCGAATCTGACCGCCATCAGCGAGGGCGACGAATATTCTGAATTCACCATCGGAGAGCGGAAGGAAGTCTACACGCTCACCAAGCGCGGCAAGAAGTTCTCGCTGACCTGGGAAGCGATAATCAACGACGACCTCTCCGCGTTCCTGCGGATTCCGTCGCAGATGGTCATTGCTGCCCGGCGTGCTGAGGATGCGCTGGCATTTGGTGTGCTGACCGGAAATGCCAAGATGGGCGACGGCGTCGACCTGTTCGCGTCAGCCCACGGCAACATCGCCACCACCACGGCCGAAAAGGGCGTGCCCAATGTGGCCCGCCTGAACTTGGCGCGGACTGCGATGGCGACCCAGACCGGCATCAGCTCTGATGTCAAGCTCAATCTGGTCCCGAGCTACATCATCGCTCCGTGGGCGCTTAGCGGAACGATTGACGAGTTGCTCAACTCGACCGCCAACCCGGCCAGCAACAACGCCGGCGTGGCGAACATTTGGATGGGCAAGTTGACGCCAATCTACAACGCTCTGCTGGACGCCAACTCCCCTACCAAGTGGTATCTGGCCTGCGACCCCGGAATGATCGACACCATCGAGGTGGCATTCCTGGCGGGCTACGAGTCGCCGACGCTCGAAACGATTGACGGCACGAGCCCAGACAAGCGGGAGTATTTCATCAGACACATCTGCACCGCTAAGGCGCTGGATTGGCGCGGGTTGTACTACAACCCCGGCGCGTGACCGAAGCTAACGGGCGTGCCCGCTTCGGCGGGCCGCCCCCTTGGAGAAACTGAAATGACCAACAAACTGCGAGACGGAAAGTTCCTTGCCTACACCAACCCTGGAACCACCACGATCACGGCCGGCACTCCCGTTGCTGTTGGTGTGCTGGTCGGAGTCGCCGTTACCGATATCGCGAGCGGCGCGACTGGCACTCTGGATCTGGACGGCGTATTCGCGCTGCCCAAGGAAACCGGGGCGTGGACGCAGGGCGCGCAGCTTTATTTCAACACGTCCGGAAAGTTCGACAATGCGACCTCGACCGGCGCGATTACCGCCGGCGTGGCCGACGCCGCAACCACCACGGCTGCGACGACCGGGTATGTTCGCCTCAAGGGCGGGCGCTGATGGAATCTTCCTGGGACCACCCGGCGGGCGGCGCATGATGCCAACCGCCCGCCGGGCTGCTTTTGCGAGGGCGGCATGTGCGTGTCAACAGCGAAGCAACCCCGGAGAGCTATCCGCGCGGCGGTGCTCTGCCCTGGGCCGTCGCTGACTCAGTTTCCCGGCCGCGACGGCTATGACCTTGTGATCGGGGTCAACCGGGCGGCTGGCTACTTTCCCTGCGACTACTGGGCCATGCTCGACGCCACGCCGTTCTTCCACTGCAAGCCGCTGGGCAATCCCGCGATCCTCTGCCAAACGCCCGAGTGGGTGAAGGTGCAGAGGTTCATCGGCGATATGCCCGAGCCCCGGCCACGGCATCGGCACATTGCCCCCGAGGATGTGGACGCAGACATCGCGTTCGAGCTGCGCACCGTTCCGGCCAGGTTCAAGTATTCGCTGTGCGCGGCCATAACTCTGGCCCACTCACTGGGCGCGTCGGCGGTTGACGTGTACGGGGCCGACTGGCGCGGCGTGCACGACTACGACGGATGGGAGATAACTCAGAACTGTCGGGACGCCCGGCGGTGGGAGTTGGAGCAGCAGAGCTTCGAGGTACTGGCTACCTCTTTGCAGAACTTCGGGACCAAGGTGCGGCGGATCGTTCCGCAGGTGGTGGCGCATGACGATTGACCTCGCCGCCGACACGCTGGCTATGCTCACCGACTTCGGCGAGCGGATCGTCTACCGCCCTGCCGAAGGCATGCCGCGGGAGATTACGGCAATCGTGACGCGCCGGCCGCGCGAGCTGATGGATGACGTTGGTGTGCTGCTGCCCAAGCTGTCTATCGTCGTCGCCAACCATCCACAGCTCGGCATCAGCTCTGCGCAGCTTGATACAGGCCGGGACCGCGTAGACGTGGCCGAGCGGTGCGGCGGGCCGGTTGTAACCCGGGTGGTGGGCGAGATCGTCGGCGAGCACGATGAGGGGATGATCGAACTGGAGGTGCGGTGATGGTGCCCATCACCATATCTGCAGAGCGCGGCGCGCTCGAAGAGGTGATGCTTGGGCTCAAAAACAAGCAGCATCTGTTGCCCGTAGTTGTGTCGCGGTCTCTGAACAAGACGGCGAGCTGGGTGCAGACGAGAGTCGTCAAAGGCGTGAGTTCTGAAGTGGCCATCAAGCAGGCCGACATCCGAAAAGGAATCAGGATCTACAAGGCCAGCACCAGGCGATTGCGGGCCGATGTGACCATTACCGGCAAGAGGATTCCGCTGATTAAGTTCGGGGCGAAGCAGAACAAAAAGGGTGTGAGCTATCGAATCGGCAAGGGCTCAAAACGTACATCCGTTCCGGGTGCGTTCATAGCCCAGATGAAAACGGGCCACAAGGGGGCGTTTGTCCGCGTCAAGGCCAAAGGCGGCGGTCTGCTCAAGTCGGCGACAGCAATTATCACCGGCCGGATGAAGCTGCGAACGGTGCGGCGGATTCGTGCGGCGGAAGCCGCCGGGCTGGATCGCGTCGGACGGCTGCCCATCAAGGAGCTGATGGGTCCGAGTGTTCCTGGCGTGGCTCAGCATGCTCCGGGGCTGCTGGAACAAACGCTCAAGGAGGCTGGGGAACGCAACGCAATGGAAATGCGGCGACAGGTGTCGGTGTTGATTGCACAGGGTAAAGTGGCATGAGCTACACAATTTTAGAGCAAATCGCCCAAGCCCTGAAGACGCGGCTCGAAACCGTCACGACGGCGAACGGCTACACCGTCACCCTGTCCAGCGTCAGGCGGCCGACGAAGTTCGGAAACTGGACGCCCGAGCACCTTGTTTGCCTGCTGACGCAGGAAGACCCGCAGCCAGAAGAGAGTACCTTCGACGCCGACCATCGCGCGTGCGTATTCCTGGCGCATGTCGGCGTCAGTGACAGCGACGATTCGGACGAGCCGATTGATACGCTGCTTAATGGGCTGGCTGGGG